ATGGTTTAATTACGTATATGAGAACCGATTCTACTGTAATCGCTGAGGATGCACACACAGCAATTAACAAAGTTATTGTTTCCAAATATGGTGTTGAATTTTACTGTAAGAATTTTTATAAATCTAAATCAAAGACAAGTCAAGAAGCACACGAAGCAATTCGTCCTACTCATTTTGATAAAGAAAGTATTATGAGTGAAAATAGCAAACTAAACTCATATGATAACAGACTTTATCAACTTATATGGAAAAGAACGGTTGCTAGTCAAATGAAACCAGCTGATGTTGAAATTACTACTCTTAAAATTAAACTAGACAATGATACTCTAAAAAAAGACGAAAAATATATTTTTGTTGGTAAATTTGAAAAGATTTTATTTGAAGGATATCTTAAACTTTATAATATTAAAGGTAATAAAAAAGATAACAATGACAATGAAGATAATGATGATGATGATGATTCTGATAAAAAAGGTAAAAAAGGGAAACAAACAAGTGACACAGTTATTACTAAACTTAAAAAGTTGAAAAAGGGGGATGAAGTATTTATTGCGAGTATAGATATTCTTGAAAAACATAGCAAACCACCAAAATCACGATTTACAGAAGCCAGTTTGATTAAGCGACTTGATGAATTGGAAATAGGTCGTCCTAGTACATATGCTAGTATGGTTTCTAAAGTTCAGACAAAACTTTATGTTGAAAAGAAAACGGTTGAACCAGTTAAAAAGGATTTCATTCATATTGAAATGAAATATCCTTCAACTAAAAAGGAATCCGCTAAAAAAATGAGTGTTGATGGTGAAAAGAATAAACTGTTTGTTTCTCCTCTGGGTTTTATGATTAATGAATATCTAGTTAAACAATTTTCCAATATATTAGATTATAGTTTTACTGCTAATGTTGAAAAACTACTAGATGAAGTAGCAAAAGGAGAAAAAGTATGGAATATTGTTGTTGGTGAAGTATATAGAACATTTAACCCTACAGTGGAAAAACTTAATCTATCTTTTAAAGATAAAACAGGTTCTTCTGGTATTGGAAGTAAATATGAAAAGCTGGAATTGGGAGTGCATCCCGAAAATGATATTCCTATTATAGTAATGAATACTAGATATGGACCCGCTGTTGTATTGAATCACGAAGATAAATCATTGCGTAAATACGCTAATTTTACAGGTGCATTAACTGATATTACATTAGATAAAGCTGTTTGTATGCTTCAATATCCTAAAACTATTGGTAAATATAAAAGCGACAATGTTATTATTAATAAGAGACAAAATTATTATATTACATATAAAAAGAAAAATTATTCAATTGATAATTATAATAAATGTGAAGATAATGAATGTGTTGATGGTTCTTGTATTACATTAGACGAAGCCATCAAAGTGATTGATACTATCTCTAGTGAAGTTGGAAATGATATCAAAATTACGGGTGACATTTTAATTAAAAAGGGACCATATGGTTTCTATATTAAATACAAAGAGACACAAAATATACCTATAATGTATAAATATAAAAAAGTTTATAAAACACTAGATGATATTAAAAATATGACACTAGAAGAATGTAATGAATGTATTGAAAAAAAATTAAAGAAAGGAAAAGATAAAGGGGACGAAAAGAGTGGTGTGAAAGATAAAGAGACCGGTAAAGGTAAAGGGATTGTAAAAGGAAAGGGCAAAGGTAAGAAAAAAGATGATACAGTAAGTAAAAAACCTAAAGAAATTACTAATAAAAAAAAGGGAGTTAAAAAATAAATAATTTTAAAATTTAAGTTTATTATTTATTAAAATTTATTAAAATATTTTTTTTTAATTATTTTTAGGTTTTAAATATAAATATACACTATGTATTCACAATTTGTGAACGAATAGGTCGAGGAGTAATATGCTCAGTTCCATGAGATATAAGAACCCATGTATCTTCTAGTCGCGTATCATTAATATTATTGTTGTATTGTCTAGAAACTTTCCAAGAAATAACTTGTTTAAACTTTTTTTGTAAATAGTTTAATACATCCATTTTTAATGTAATTATTTGATTATGTAATTATAGTTAGAATTTCAATTTTATTTTAACATTTAAACAAAAAAAAAGATTTTGGTGATATTAATCACCTCAATTTTTTTCCGTGTCGTTTCCAAAGTCGTTCAAGGTGGAGATTTACTTGTTATCAACAAACGCATCTACTTTTTGTCAATCGTCTAGCAATCGTAAATGTCTTCATATTAGGCTTTCGTTGCTTGGATATAATCTTCAGTTAGCGTTTCCTTTCCTCCAAAGTTCATCACAATAGCCCCTACTACCTCTTCCCCCACAACAAACATCCCCCCGAATATTTCGTGATCAAAATCCGGAAATTCTGGACTTGGTAGGGTTCCTTTCTGTGGAAAGATACTCATTGAATTTGGTTCAACTAGTTCTATTTGTTTTCCATCAGAATAACCTCCAAATGAAGTCTTCACAACTTCTGCAAGTTCGTTATTCACATTTCGTCCAGGTCTGTCCAATTTTGATTTTGGTTGTACTGTTACCAACCTTTGCTTTGTAAGTTGCAGACTTGGTTTATCCGTAGGAACTCCAGTATGTAGGGAGATTTCATTCTCTTTAAGCTTGTCGTAGGTACTTTTAAGCTCTAGAAAGGAATCTTTATTAGGACCATTGTGATCACCAGCAATAATGATTGCGTATAAAGGATATATTTTGACAATTTTATTCTTTAACTCGCAAATCGCGTCCCACATAGCAGAACGAACTTTTATTTCACCAGGTTTAGAAGGAAAGTGAATTGGAAGCAATACGATGATTTTTTCTGTTTCTATAGATTGTATAACCTGCAAAAACCATCGTTGACCTTCCAAATTTGCGTTTTTAACCAATTTCTTCAATATCAATGATAAACTCATAGTTTTTTCATTGTCGAATATATATTTGGTAGGATTTACACCAACAACGGCGTGTAACCCATTTTGTTCCGCGTCTTTTGAACCTCCTCCATCGATAAGAATACACTGTAAGTTCATCCTCCTTTCAATAATTTCTTTATGGCCAGTTGCTTCAACACCTACGAAAATATCTGGTTTAGGCATTGTTTCTGGTAGAATAAAACCTTTTGATGGCAAAAGCCTTGCTTTTGACAAAGAACTGTAATCCTTTTCAGTTAATCTCGCAATCGCCATATTACAGAAATGTTCATAGAAGAACATGTGAAGCTTTTGTTTCTTTTCGCATTCATCCTTGTTACCTTCCAATATGTAATCTTGTAGCAAGCAGTTACTTCCGGGCAGATTGTTAACGTGTATATATCCGTCTTGTAAGTTACTAGCAAGATTAAATCGTCTTTTATCACGCTTCTTATCCAACTTCAAATTGAGTGATAAACGGAAATGCCATGCTTTCCTCCATCTCAAAAACCACATATTTGGTAAACTCCCCTTAACTTCATTATAAAGTTCAGGATATTCTTCCAAACTATCAAGTACTTGCCCCACTGTAATTTCTAGTAAAGCATTTTCAAACTTTCTTGTGATTTTTGCGACTTCTGGATCTTCGCAACTCATTACCCACTCCATATCTAACGGACCTTTGAAGTTACTCAGTTTATCCATAATGTTTGAAAACTTCTCTTGCTCCTTTCGCTTTTTAATACGATAGAAGAGAAAAATCACTAAAGTCATAAAGACAATGGTGCCAAATCCAATTACCTCTTTTTTGGTTTTTTCCAAAGCATAGATGTATTCCAACCAATCATACTCAATCGTCGTATTCAAAAAGAATGATGCTTGGTCGGGTCGGTGTTCTGGTTCTGGTTGGTCTGATGTCTCTGGGACATCCGTCAGTGTCACCTCTTGAGTGACAGTCGTTGGATCCGAAACAGAGACATCAGCCTTTGTTTCAAAAACATCAGTCGTCGAGACCGATGAATTGGAAGGTGTTGGACACGTACCTTGTTTGTATGTGACTGATTTATCAGGCACATACAGCGCATCCCACTCATACTGCGTGTATGGTTGGAGAGCTGTTTTCTCCGAACTGGCTGTTGTTGTGCTTGCAAGGAACGCAATGACATAAAGAGTGTACATAATGTCGATTATGAACCGCAGACAGATTTTTAATAATCTGTGAATACTTATATTATAAACAAACTAAAATTCAATTTTATTCTATTTTGTTAGAAATTTGTTAAATTCTCTTATTATATCTAAAAATCGTCGTATTTTCATATAAAAAAATGTAAATATAAATATAAATATAAATATAAATATAAATGCTATGTAAAAATAGTAAATTATAGGGTTTTAATTAACGGTAATATTTGTATATATAATTATTCTAATGCTTCCTTTGCTTCCCTTGCTTTAGATAAAATATCTTCTGCGTTTTCTAGTTCTCTTTTAAGTCGTTTAACACGCTCTTCGGCTTTTTTAAAAATCCATAATCGATTGTTTCTTTCTACAGTGTCTTCATCAGGTTCTTTATGTTCTTTTTCTTTTTTTTCATATTCAATACGAAGTTGTTTTAAATATTCATAATATTGTTTATAAGATACAACTTTTGCTGCTTCAGTAACAGCACAACATACCATATTAGTGGCTATATATTCGAAACACCCATTAACCCATTTTTTTTTATCTTTTGGTTTTCTAGGAATTCCTAAGCCAGATGCTTTTCTTTTTTCGTAGAACTCAATGGCTTTTTTTCCCCTAGATAACGACATCGTCGTCAAAATAATTTTAGTAGTTTAGTTATAAAAATTCAATTTTATTCATTTTTTTAAAATTACTAAAATAAAAAACTAAAAACCATTAAAAAAAGTTTGAACCTAATTAATAATATTATTATTAATTAAGTTTTTAAACAATTTCTTGTTTTATTATTATATAAATTTATAAATTAAATTTCAATTTTTTTATTATTTTTTAAAATATTATGTTTTACTAATGTTTTTGAGCATAAAAAAATATTATTTTTGTTTATTTGTTTAAATTTTAATATATATATATATTAAAATTTAAACCACTCATATTTATCTTTATATATACATTTTGTTGTTATTGTATGTTTTTCAATTATTATTTTTTGTATGTTATATTTATATAATTTTATACATTTAGTACAATAACACGGCTTTATATATAATCTAGTCTTATTCAACTTAGATAATATATTTAAAATACCAATATAATCATTACATCCTATAACAGATAATTCTTCTAAATTAGATAAACTATCTATATATTTTATATGTTCATTATATGATAAATCTAGAATTTTAATTTTACAATCTGTGCTAGAAAATATCGATGTATCCCGTACTTTACAATTATTTGATATATTAAGTTTTTCAACATTTAGCAATTTAGGTATCATATGTTGTTTAATATTACAAGCTGTTAAATTCAATACCTTATTAAACATTGTATTGTTAATATTACTAACACGAACACCACTTAAATTTATATATTTTATATTTTCCAAGCCGTCTAAATTTAATATAAATTTGCCGAACTTATTTATAGTTAAATATTCTAAATTACTATATCTAAAAACAGATAAATCTAAGCTTGTGTCTATAATAATATTTAATGTAAATTTTTTTAATTTCTTATTTTCAGCTAGAGATGATAACGTTGCTTGATTTATATAAATATCTGATAATATTACCTCTTCATTATTGTTAAAACAGGTTAAATTATCAAACATTTCTGACATACAATAACTTATATTTAATTTTTTAATTTTTGATAATTTAAATTTAAATTCATCTGTTATTTCATCAAACATTAAATTAATTAAATGTAAACTAGTTACATTATCAAAATTACTTGTATTTTTTAAATTAATATGCGATAATATTAAATTTGTAACATTAGGACATTTAGTTGAATTATATTCAACTAAAATTCTATCTTCTGTGTTAACATATTCTAAAAGTTCTAATGATTTAATTGTTTTAGGTAGATTATCTTCTATAAATGTCATACGTTCTTGATTCATATATATAACTATTGATAATGAGAAAATATTACTACATTTACTAATATAATTTAAAAATATGTTTTTAATACCTAATATATTGTAATGAAACAAACTAATTATAAATTTTATTGGTAAATTATTCCAAATTTTAACATTTTTAAAATTACGAATACCCCTATTACATATTGGGGCA